GGCGGGCCCAACGCCGACATCCGCACCGCCTGGCGGCTGCTGACGCGGCGACACCAGGATCTGGTGGATTCCAACCCTTGGGCCAATCGTGCGGTTCGGGTGATCACCAACAACTGGGTGGGGGATGGCATCATCGGCAGCCCACAGGGCGGCAGCCGCCGGTATGAGCAGGCCTGGAACGACTGGGCCGACTCGATTGAGTGCGACCACGCCGGGAAGCTGAACTGGTACGGCCTGCAGTCGCTGATCGCGAGAACGACCGCCGTGCGCGGCAGCTGCCTGATCCGGCGGCGGATGGATGAGCGGCTGGCCGATCAGGGGCTAGTGGGCCTGCGGCTGCAGGTGATGGAGCCCGACATGCTGGATTTCAGCCGGGACGACGGCAGCCGGATCAAGTTCGGCCAGCAGTACGATCGCGACGGCCGACTGGAGGGCTACTGGATCCGGCAGACCCACCCGGGCGAGACCGAATGGAACGGGGTGAAGATCCAGAGCGACTTCGTGCCCGCCAGCGAGATCATCCACACCTACGAGGTGAACCGGGCCGGCCAAGCGATCGGCGTGCCGTTCGGGTCGGCGGTGCTGCTGCACCTGCGGGACATCGATGACATCGCTCAGGCGATGCTGCTGAAGACGAAGATTGCGGCGTGTTTCACGGCGTTCGTCTACTCCAACGAGCCCAGCGAGCCCACCACCACGGCGCTTACCGAGACACTGGAGCCTGGCGCGATCGAGATCCTGCCGGATGGCAAGCAGATCACCTTCGCCAACCCGCCGCAATCCCCCGACTATGTGAGCCACCAGAAACACCACCTGCACGCCGTCGCGGCGGGCTACGGCATCACCTTCGAAGCCCTGACCGGCATCCTGTCGGACGTGAACTTCAGCAGCGCCCGCATGGGGTGGCTTGAATTCCACCGCAACGTGGCAGCCTGGCGGTGGAACGTCACAATCCCGCAGGTGCTGGACCCGGTGCATCGCTGGTTCAACGAGGCCGCCCGGCTGGCTCAGGTGCGTGGCCCGCGCCGGATGATCTGGACCCCACCGCGCCGGGAGTTGGTGGACCCGGCCAAGGAGATCACGGCGCTGATCGAGGGTGTGAAGGCTGGATTCATGTCGCTGTCTGAGGTGCAGCGAAGCCTGGGATTCATCCCCGCTGAGGTGATGGCCGAACTGGAAACCGACATGGCCGACGCCCGCGGCAAGGGTCTGGCGCTGAGCGTGGATGGAATGACGGCTGCAGCCGGGCGATCTGCTGCGGCTGTTGATACTGCAGAACCGGAAGCTCAGGAGTAGCTCAGTAGCCTGAGGCATGGAGTATCAACCCCCCCAGCCCGGTGACATGCGGCGTGCGGCGTTCCAGCCGGCGACGCTGAACCCCGACGCTCGCACCATCGAGCTGACCTGGACCACGGGCGCCCGGGGGCGGCGTGCCTCCTGGTTCGATGGCGACTGGTTTGAAGAGCTCGATATGAGCTCCGATGCCGTGCGCCTCGACCGGCTGAACAACGGCGCCGCGCTGTTGAACAGCCATCAATCCGCCGACCTCTCCAACATCCTCGGGGTGGTGGAGCGGGCCTGGATTGAGAACGGAGAGGGCCGAGCCCGCGTGCGCTTCTCGGAGCGTGCGGAGGTGGAGCCGATCTTTCGTGATGTGGCCAGCGGCATCATCCGCAACGTCTCGGTTGGGTATCAGGTTCACAAGTGGTCTGATCCGATCCGCAGCGCTGACGGCCAGCCGCCGACCTACCGCGCACTGGACTGGGAGCCAATGGAACTCAGCCTGGTGGGCGTGCCCTTCGACGCGAAAGCGCAAACCCGCAATCAAACAACTGCCCCGGACACTTCCATGCCCGACAACCTGAAGAGCCAGGCCGGAGGTGATCCGGCTGAGCAGCAGCCTGCAACCCAGGCCCGCGCTGCCGATCCCTCCCCCCAACCCGCCCCCGTGGCCGCCGCAGACACCGAGCTGCAGCGCACCGCCTCCGAACTCCGCCGCGAAAACGAGATCCTGCGTCTCGGCCGCGATGCTGGCCTGACCGACGCCCAGACCGATGAGCTGGTGCGCAGCGGCAAGACCGTGACCGAGTGCAGCCGCGAGGCCATCCGCCTGATGCGCCTGCGCCTGGAGAACGGCGACACCCGCGCCGATGACGGCCCCGCCCCCCTGGGCCACCCCGCCCAGATCGCCGTCACCCGCGACTCCGGCGACACCCTGATGCGCGGCATCAGCCTGGGCCTGGAAGCCCGCATCCGTCCCGGCATCCTCAAGGGTGACGACGCCGACCTGGGCCGCGAGTTCCGCTCCTACACCCTGCTGGAACTGACCCGCCAGTATCTGGAATCCCGCGGCACCAACACCCGGGGCATGAGCAAGACCGAACTGGTCAGCCGTGGTTTCCACAGCACCAGCGACTTCCCGCTGCTGTTCTCCAACCTGGCCGGCAAGACTCTCGACGCTGCCTATCAGGAGGAGCCCCACACCTGGCGGCCGATCGCTCGTCAGCGGAACCTGCCCGACTTCAAGAACGCCAACGATCTGATCGTGGCTGGTGCACTCACCCCTGAGGCATTGCTCGAAGGCGGCGAGTACAAAGCCGGCACTCTGGTTGAGGCCCAGCACACCTGGAAGCTGGCCACCTACGCCCGCAAGGTGACCGTTACCCGCCAGGCCATCATCAACGATGATCTGAGCGCCCTGGAGCGGGTTCCTGAGATGCTCGGCCGCGGTTTCCGCCGGCTTGAAAGCAACATCATCTGGGGCCTGATCACCGGCAACGCTGTCACCAGCGTGGACAATGTGGCGCTGTTCAATGCAGCCCACAACAACATGGGCGGCTCCACCGGCCTGGCGATTACCACCAGCGGGTTCAACACCGCGAAGAAGGCCATGCGCAAGCAGACCGACCTGGCTGGCAACACCATCAACCTCACGCCTTCCTATCTGATGGTGCCCACGGATCTGGAGAGCACCGCTCTGCAGTTCCTGTTCCCGTCCGGTTTCGCACCTTCCGCCCGCACCGGCGACAACGGCCCTGTGGTGAATGCCCAGACCGCCAACATGGAGCTGATCGTTGAGCCTCGCCTCGACGGTGCTGCCGATGTGTGGTATCTCGCCGTGAGCCCCGGCGCTGTGGAGGGCATCGTGTACGGCTACCTGGCCGGCGAAGAAGGGCCGACTGTGACGACCAACGAAAAGCGCGACCCCGATGGTGTGGAACTGCTGGCCCGATTCGACTTCGGCGCTGCGGTGAAGGACTTCCGCGGGTTCTACCGCTCCAAGAACGTCTGATCCCAACCCTGACCCCTTCGCATTGATCCCATGAAGAACTACGTCCAAGACGGCAAGTACATCGAGTTCACCGCCGGCGCCACCATCACCAGCGGCCAGCTGGTGCAGGTGGGTGATCTCCACGGCGTGGCCGTGACCGACGTGGCCAATGGCGCCACCGGCATCTTGGCCCTGGAGGGTGTGTTCACCCTGCCCAAGCTCACCGCCGCGTCTGGCGATGCCACCACCGCCGGCGGACCGGTGTATTTCAGCTCCGGCAGCGTGTCCGGTACTGACAGCTCCGGCGCCCGCAAGAAGGTGGGCTATGCGCTGGCTGTCGCTGCTCAGGCGGCGACGACAGTGCGGGTGTTGCTTGACAACTGACCAACCCTGGCCCTGGGCAACTGGGGCCCAACCATTTTTGAGGACTGAACAATGGGCGCGGCAGTTGGATTCATCGGCAGGGACGGACAGGGCCGGACTGTGAGCACGGTTGACCTCATGCCCACCGACCCCCTGGGTATCCCCGGCGCTGCAGGTTCCCTTGTGGGTTGCAGCAGTTCTGCTGCTGCCTGCCTATGCCATGCTGGCTGAGTTCATCCAGCCGTAAAAACGCCTGTAAACTATAAACAACACCACCGATCACGCCATGACTGTTGAAACTCGCGCAGCATGGATGATCGGCACCTATCGCAACGTCGTCCTTGCGCCGAGTCCACCAAATGGCCCGACTGCGCAGAAGTTCGGCTGGGCTGATGTTCTAGCCCGGCTCGCGCTGAACCCTGCCGACCCGGCGCCTGTTGCCCGGCTCATGGCGCTGCTGACCAGCACGC